CCACCCAGCGCCGCCCCCTGCCGCAGATCCGCTCCATCAGCTCCTCCACCGCCGCCGGGGACGCCGCCCGGTCCCGCTCCGCCAGCATGTCCCGGTGGTCGTCGTTGGCCTGTTTCAGGGCCTGGATCAAGGCCCGCTGGCTGTCGATCAGGTTTCCGGCGCCCCGGATGATGGCGCAGCCGTGAAGGCCGCAGTTGTGCTCATGGCCGCAGCCCGCGCAGGCCAGACTCCCCGTCTCCACCCGTAGCCGCCGCAATGCCCGCACGATCTCATGTGGTCTCATCGTCCGCCCTCCTATTCGACCCATGCCCGCTGCGGCAGAGCCGCCAACAGAGCATCGTACTTTTTTACACTCAGTTCCCCTGTCCGGAAGTTATCTTCTGCAGCGTCCCCGTATGCTCCTTCAATTTCCTTTACCAATCGGAGCAAGGATGTGTTGTCGTCCCGTAGAATATCGAACGTCGCTTTCAGGTAGTCATACGACTGGCGCAGGTCAATAAAGGCCAAAGCAATCCCAAAGCATTGTCCAATCGTGGCGATTATGTCCGGCTTGGTGCGGCGCATTAGGCGTTTCCCTGCCTCTGCCTCAGCCAATCCGCTTTCGTAGGAAGTCAGGGCGAAGTAATCTTCCTCGTCGGCGTCGTAGCCCACCATCTTGTATCGGTTTCCAATCAGCGCCACGGTGCAGTCGTCGAAATCTCTGTAAAAGTCCTCGAATCCGATTTCCCAGAGGCACGTCTGGAGCTCTTCGGCCTTGGCGGAAAGGTCCGCAAAGGCCACCTTGAACTCCCATTCTTCCTCCTCGTCTCCGTCAAGCGCATTCAGCAGCGTCTCGTCGTCCTCTTGATCGACCCAATACCGGATATTGTCGCACTCCTCGATAATTTCTTCCAATTCTGAAACGACGACTTCCGCCCCCAGTGATGCCAAGGCCGGACGTTTGTATCTCATGCAGCGCGTTCGCGTCTCCTTGCTCATCTGTCCCCCTCCATCCAGTCCACAAAGCGCATGATCCAGGTCGCCACCTGGCCCGCGCCGATGTATACGAAAATCCATGTGATCGTGCTCATACGTTTCTCCTCTCCGCCTTCACGGCGGCCACCGGCAGCCACAGCATGCCGTTTTCAATGGGGATGTCCTGCACGGGTGTGGAAAACACCCGCTCGTTTGCTTTATAGGTCCCGATGGCCAGCTGCCGGCGGCCGCCGGGGCTGCGCAGCACCAGGCACCGCTGATAGCTCTCCAGCTTCCGGCGCGGGTTGGTGGTCAAGTTGATCTCGTTCCAGTGCAGATGGCTTGTCCACTCCATTTGTCCCACCTCACTGGGCCTTGTGGCCATCCGCCGGGGCCCACAGCATGCCGGTCTTGGCCTTCAGCTGCATCCCCGGCGCCGTGAAGCTCAGGCCGTTGAAATAGGCCCGCTCGATGCTTCCGCCCTCCACTAACAGCAGGCACCGGCTGTTCCGCTGGGGCAGGTTCTTCTCCTGCTTGCGCAGGTTGATCTCGTTCCACACGATGGTGGTCATTTTGCGTACCATAGCTTGTCCTCCTAAAAATATCTTTACGCCAGGGGCAGCTGCTCCAGCAGCTGCCGCAGTGCATCCTCAATGTCGTCCCGGCGCGGGGCCACCACCAACAGGCCGCCCTCGTCGTCCCACACCAGGCGCTGGCCGTAGGCCATAGCGTCTCCAACGCCCATGGCCACCAGGTTCGGGTCGAAGGTTGCCACCTTCAGGTCCTCTGTCTGCCAGACCTCCCAGTTCTTCCAGGTCATGGCCGTCCGGTGGGCCTCCCGGGGATTCGGCTCACTCTCCAGCTCCCGCCGGATGGTGTCCACCGCCCCCAGAGCCATGTCCACCATCTGCGTCTGGGCCCCGACCTTTTTCTGCACCTTCCAGGCGGTGCCCTCCGGGATCTCGCCCAGATGCTCCACCAGCAAGGCCAGCACCTTTCTCGGGGCGATGCCCCGTGGCAACACCGCCAGCCATCCCTGGCCCCGCAGCACCAGCTCCTGGCCGTTGCCCACCACTTCATAGCCGCCGCCTCGCCATGCGGACCGCACCGCCGCCAGCAGGCCTCTTTCATCGATCATGTGATCCTCCTTTACGCCCCGGGCTCACTGCCCGAAGGGCTTGTCCTTTCTGCCCTGCCACCAGGTGGCCTTCAGCCGCCTGGTGGTCTCCTGCTGCTCCGTCTCCTGAATCTTCAGGCACTTGTCGCACATGGGTTCGTCACTGTTATAGATCTGTCCGCACCGGGGGCAGACGTGCCGCATATACGGCACCCGGGTCAGTTCCTGCATCTGAGCCACGTGCTTGCCCCAGGGAACGCCCCACCATTCCGCCGCCTTCACGGTGGCCTGTTCATAGTCGTCCGCGATGACCCAGGCCGTCCCCAGCTCCGGGTGCTGGATGGCCCAGCAGACGGTTTTCTTTTTTTCAGCCATTGGCTGCCCTCCTCCTTTCTGTGATAGCTCAGCCGCGCACGATTGCCGCCAGTTCCTCGGCGGAGAATCGCAGCACCTTGTCCATTTTTGCCAAGTCGTCAGCTGTCCAGCATCCCAGCCGCATCTTGCCGTGCAACGCATTTTCGCTGATGCCGATACGGCGGGACAGTTCCACGCGGGAGCGGATGTCCCTGGCTCCCATCTTGGACTGGATGAGCTTGCGCCGGGTCTCGGCGCGTTCCGCTTTTTCATCGCGGATAAGCGGTTTTGTCTTTGGCATGTTCTTTCCTCCTTTCTCGCTTCTATCAGTCCGCCTTGGCGGAGCGTGCACCGTCGGCCAGGCCCGCCGCATAGGCCAGCACCAGCTGCTGCTCCTGCTCGCCTACCCGAGCTGCCTTTTCGGCCAGGATGTCGATAATCTTCTTTTCGGCTTCGCTCAAAGTTTCCACCTCCTCCCAAAAACTTCCTTTGATGTGATTTCGCCCGTCAGCTTTTCCGACTTTCGGCGTTTGCTGAAAAAGGAGTTTCCCCAGGCGGAGTGCCTGGTCATTCTTCCTAAGAACGCCCGCCAGATTTCCTCTGGCGAATAAGGGCCTTTCTCATTCGGTGGTTCTCCCGCCGCCGGTGCTTCCCTCGGCGGGGGACCCACCGGGCCGCCTCCCGCTGTCCATCGTGGGAGACGGTCCTTTTCAGAATCTTCATCGCCCCTCACCCCCTCTCAGTTCGTCCTTGCGCCCCTGCTTGATGCAGGGGTATTTTTATGCCCCTTCGAAGAAGCGTGTCCAATCAAACCCAAGCGTAGCGGCTATTTTTTTCGCCGTTGGGACGCTGGGGCTTCTTTTCCCGGATTCCACGAGACTGTAATACTGCTGTGTTACGCCAGCGTCTTTCGCAACACTCGCTTGACTCCTGTTTCCGCGCAGTTCTACCAACCAGTCCATTTGTCTCACCCCTAACTACTTTTGGTTGTTTTTTCTGCCTCTTTAACTACCTTCGGTTGTTTTACCTTATATGCACTGTCCTACAACTGTTTGTTGTGGTATATTGTCTTTGAGGTGATTTCAATGTTCGGAGACAAAATCAAATTCTTGCGGAAAAAATACGGTTACACGCAACAGTTTCTGGCTGATTCGATCCACCTGACACAACAAGCTGTTGCGAAGTGGGAAGTGGGTGCAGCGGAGCCAGACCATGCCACGTTGTTGGCTCTTGCCAATCTGTTCGGCGTCACGACCGACTACTTACTGAGCGATACTCTTATCCCTGTGTCGTCCCCATCATGCAAGGATGACCCTTCCTTATTTGTCTGGCTTAGCGCTTCAAAGAAAGAAGCCATTTACAGCTGTCTCCTGCCTGCACTCCGGGCCCAGTCACTGACCGAGCAGGAAACCATTTCCTTTTCCGGAGCAGTTGATAACTTCTTCCCAAGATTTCATTCTGTTGATTCGGATACCCACCTTCAGCCCGGACCATGTCCGCTGATTGACATACTCAAGGTTGCCGATTTTCTTTCCGTCCGGGAGGAGGTCGCAGATATTCTTTGTGAACCTGATGCGGACCCCTATCCAGAAGAAAGCAAGCAGTTAATCTTGGATCTGTCAAGTGCGTTCTATAAGCACCGAATTGCATACAAAAACGCCCCTCCCGTGATTCAGCGTACCATCCAAACCGTCGTAAACGCTTTGTTAGCCCCCTATGAGTCCTCCTCCCTTGACGAGGACAAGTAGCCGCAGGCGCCGCGTTCGGCTAACTTTTTATTAGCTTAGCTACATAATACATTCTCTATGCTAACTTGTCAAGTACTTTTTTGTTCTCTAAGCTAACTTTTTTCTTGACGCAACAGATATTTTGTGTTTTAATCTTTTCGACAGGAGGTGATCAACTATGAATGAGCGTATTCGTGCCCTTATAAAAGCCCTCAAAATCAAGCAATCTGAATTTGCCCAAAGAATTGGCGTTTCTCGTCCGTTCGTGTCAGAACTCTGTTCTGGGGCAAAAAATCCCAGCGACCGCACGATTGCGGATATTTGCCGGGAGTTCAACGTCAATGAACACTGGCTCCGCACTGGGGAGGGGGAGATGTTCGTGCAGCTCTCCCGGGAGGAGGAGATCACCAAGTTTGCCATGGAGATCATCCGGGACCCGGGCAGCGAGTTCCAGCGGCAGCTGCTGACCACCATGGCCCGATTGGAGCCCGCCCAGTGGAAGCTCATGGAGCAAATGCTGGACCAGCTGATCCGCCAGCGCACCGCCCCGCCGGACAAGGTCCCGCCGCCGGAGGATCAGTAAAAAAAGGAGAGGCCCGCCGCCCGGCAGGCCTCTCCTTTTTGTATGTCTTTGTTTGTCTCTCAGACCAGGTGCAGCGTAGCGATGTACAGGATCCGCAGCTGCTCCGCCGTGGCCTGCTCCAGCAGGCGCACGATCTGCCCGATCAGCATCCTTCTCTCCTCGTCTCCGGTCATAGCTTATCCTCCCACAAGCTCTCCACAGTGGTTTTCAAGGCCTTGGCAATGCGCAGCGCAGTCACCACGTTGGGTAGTCTGTCACCTCCTTCCACCTCTGTGATGGTGGTTTTCCCCACGCCTGCCATTCTGGCCAGTTCCCTTTGTGTCAATCCAAGATATTCCCGCCTGTCGCGTAGTTTTTCATTCATTCCAACCACATACTACCACGGACTAGCCCCCTCGTGTGAAAAATGGCCTGAATTCAGGCCACCATTTGTTGATTTTTTGCGCGTATTGTCTATTTCTCCGCTTGACATTGCGCACATATGAGTCTATTCTGTGATTATACCACGAATGTGGCTATATACTCATATAGCCCTTCCGCGAAGGAGGACCAGATGAATATTAACGGTGTGAGGTACGCAGATGAAGATACCAAAGGTTGAAAAGCTCCCATCCGGCAGATACCGGGTGCAGGTGCAGGTAAACGGCAGACGGGTAGGGGAGACCTTCGACACGCCCGAGGAGGCGCAGTATTGGGCCGCCGGCATAAAAACCAGGATGAAGGACGCCAATAAGCCCGCCAGAAGGGTTACTGTGGCGGAGGCTGTGGACCTGTACCTGGAGCGCCGCAGTGCCGTACTGTCCCCGGCAACCATCGCCGGTTACCGCAGGATCCAGAAGAACCTGTTTCCGCCCATCGCGGATATTCAGGTAGCCGATCTATCCCAAGGAGATATTCAGCGCTGGGTTAACCGCATGGCGAAAGAGGGGAAAGCCCCGAAAACCATATTCAATGCCCACGGGCTTCTTAGCTCTGTCCGGTCTGAGATTCTCCCGGACGCGTCCGCTCTGCGGACCCGGCTTCCGCAAAAAGAAAAGCAGGAAATCCAGATTCCTGCCAAGACGGAGGTTGCGGCCATCGTCGAGCATTGCCGGGGAACGAAGTATGAGCTGCCTATCATGCTGGCCATCTGCCTTGGCCTGCGTGTTTCCGAAATTCGCGGGCTTCGCTGGTCGGATATCGACGGGGAGTATATCATGATCCGCAGCGCCATTGTGCAGGGGGAAGATGGGTCCGTCGAGAAGGGACCAAAGACCACCAGTGGCTTTCGCCGTGTCCATATCCCGAGACCCGTGCAAGAGCTGTTGGCCGCCGCGCCGCACACGTCAGACCATCTCACTGAACTGACCGGCCACGCGATATATTGCGGCTTCTCCCGTATCTGCGAAAAGGCGGGTATTCCGCATTACCGGTTCCATGATCTGCGCCATGTGAACGCCTCTGTTATGCTGGAGGCGAAGGTCCCGGACAAGTACAGCATCAAGCGCATGGGGCATGCCACGCCCAACATGCTTAAAACCACATACCAGCACATTTTCCGCGAGGACGAACGCCTATATGACGATGCCATCGAGGAGGGGCTGGAGGCCATCCTTCACCCGGACAAATAGTCCGGTTTTCGTGTGCATTTTCGTGTGCATTTTCCTCGCAAATAATGCACACGAACTGTAAAATCCTGTGGCATTCCGCAAAATTGCAAAGCCCGAAAACCCGCATGAATAAAAGAAAAAGGCCCCACAAAAAACAAGGTGTTTGTGTTTTTTTTTTTTGTGGGTGTGGGGGGG